CCAGTATAGCCGCACGGTGGGCTCATCTGCGGCCGGAGTGGTGTTCTCCGAATACGCCCTGAGCAATCCGAGCGCGTGGGCCTACATGCGGCCGATGCTGGAAGAGAACGACGGCTGGGCCGTGTTCATTACCACGCCACGCGGCCGCAACCACGCCAAGGCGCTGTACGACTACGCGGCGCAACGCGACGACTGGTTCAGCGAGCTGCTGCCAGTGAGCCGCACAGGCGCGCTGACGACAGAGCAGCAGGCCAACGCACTGTCGGAGTACAAGGCACTGTACGGCGTCGACGCCGGCCAAGCCGCCTACGATCAGGAATACGAGGTCAGCTTCTCGGCGTCAGTGCCCGGCAGCTTCTACGCCGGCGAGATGGCGCTGGTACGCAGCGAGGGCCGCATCATTGCCGACGTCGAGGCGCTACCGGACCGACCAGTGCATCGTGCTTGGGATCTTGGCGTTACTGATAGCACTAGCATTTGGCTATATCAGGCGCAGGGCGGGCAGCTGGTGATCCTCGACCACATCACCAACAACGGCGTCGGCGTCGAGTGGTATCGCGACGAGCTGTTTCGGCTGTACGAGCAACGCGGCTGGATGCACGGCACCGACTACGTTCCTCACGATGCGAAGGTGAAGGAGTGGGGCAGTGGCAGAACGCGGGTCGAGACGATGTCTGGTCTTGGACTTTCACCCATGCTCGTTCCCCTGTCTACTGTGGAGGATGGTATCAACGCCGTCCGACGCATGCTGCCGCTGTGCATCTTTCATCCACGCTGCGAGGTCGGAGGCATCGATGCTCTGGAGCAATACAGGCGCGAGTGGGACGACGATCGCAAGTGCTTCAAACCCACCGCATTGCACGACTGGACAAGCCACCCAGCTGACGCTTTTCGATATCTGGCGATGAGCTACAAGCCCGCACCACCCCGCGTCATCAAGCCCCCGAAGCTGGAGGGCTGGGTGATCCCGCAACCCAGTGAGCAACGCCGAGGCATCCGACTATGAGCAAGCTGAACTACGGCCCGAGACACGGCACGATGACATGAGGGGAAACGATCTTAACCATCTGCCGATGTCGTTCCTGTTTGGCAAACCACTCTTGGTGGTGTTTGGCGTAGGGATAGCTGCGATCGTTGGCACGGTTGGTTTTTGTGTCTACTGGTTTGTCTCTCACCTGCAATGGGTGCCGTGATGAAGCTGAACCGCAGCCACAAGCGCCCGCTGGAGGTCACGATCGGCCGCGCCGATCGTGACCCCATGTTCACACCGGCATGGTACGACGGCACGGAGCCGCTGACGCCGCCGACCAAGCCCGCGCAGGAGCCGAGCCCGCACTGGGATCTCGCGCCGCTGCCGCCGCTAGAGCAACAGCAGCAGAACGATCACGTCATGAGGTACTGGGACTGGCGTCTTGATCGCATAGAGGCGATGCGTGGTATATCGCCGTGGTCCGGTACAGGGCGCGCGGGTAACGGATCGGACATGTGATGGCCGATAGCGACAAGCCGATCGAGGAAGATCTCCGCTACGACGACGAGGAGTACAATCCCGCCGTCGAGCCGAAGAGCGCCAAGGCGTGGCTCAACCTGCTGACCGAGAGCGAGGACGCCTTCGAGCAGTGGAATAACCACTGCGACAAGATCGACAAGCAATACGCCAGCCTTTCGCGCCTCTCCGACATGGTGCGCGACAAGGAATTTCAGATGTTCTGGGCGAATTGCGAGGTCTTGAAACCCTCGATTTACGCCAAACCACCGATCCCCGTCGTGGTGCCGAAATTCAAGGACAGGCGACCCGTCTACCAAGCAGCCTCCGAGGTGATGGAGCGTTGCTGCAACGTGGCGTTCGATCTGGCCCGCATCAACGACCTGATGCTGCTGGTGCGCGACGATCTCAGCATGAACTCCAGAGGCGTGGCGTGGTGTCGCTACGAGAGCGGCAAGGGCGACAGCTCCTACGACCACGAGAAGGTCTGCATCGATTTCAAGGGACGGCGAGATTTCCTGCACAGTATCTCGCGCAACTGGCGCGAAGTGTCATGGGTCGCAGCCGCCAGCTACCTGACGCGCAGCGAGGCGCGCAAGCGGTTCAGGAAGCACAGCGGTGACGCCTACCAGAACGCCGAGTACCGCGTCGATCGCGACCACAAGGACATCGGCGGAGCCGACAACCGCGAGCGCGCCGCGTTTTGGGAGATCTGGCACAAGCCGTCGAGGCGTGTGCTGTGGGTCAGTCAGGGCTGCGAGGACATCCTCGACGAGGACGACCCGCACCTCGACCTGCAGAACTTCTTCCCCTGCCCTCCACCGGCCTACGGGACGGTGCAGCGCGGCTCGCTGATCCCGGTGCCAGACGTCCTGCAGTACCGGGATCAGCTGGAGGAGATCAACCTGCTTACGGGGCGCATCCACGCGCTGAGTGATGCCGTCGAGGCCAAGGGCTTCTATCCGGCAGGCGGTGCGGAACTGGCCGACGCGATACAGGCTGCGGTGCAGACCAAGACTTCGGGTCGGATGCTGGTCCCGATCAGCAACTGGGCCGCCTTTGGCGGCACGAAAGACGTCATCATCTGGCTGCCGATCGACATGATCGCGACCACCATCACGGCGCTGGTGAGCCTGCGAAAACAGGTCATTGAGGACATCTACCAGATCATGGGCCTGTCCGACATCATGCGCGGCGCGACCGACCCCAACGAGACGTTGGGCGCTCAACAGCTGAAGACGCAGTATGGGTCGACGCGGATCAGGGACAAACAGCAGGAGATGGTGCGCCTCGCGCGCGACCTCGTCGAGATCTGCAGCGAGATCATCACCGAGAAATTCGACGACGTCACCATCATCGAGATGAGCCAGACCCAGCTGCCGACGCAGCAGATGCAGAAGCAGAAGATGGCGCAGATCCAGCAGATGATGAACCAAGGCCAGCAGATGATGCAGCAGGCGCAGCAACAAGACCCGGCGCAGGCGCAGCAGATGCAGCAGATGATGGCGCAGGCCACCGCCAAGCTGCAGAAGATGCAGGAGGAGCCGACGATCGATCAGGTGCTGGAGTTCCTGCAGGACAACCGCGCCAAGTCATTCGTCCTCGACATCGAGACCGACAGCACGATCATGGCGGACGAAAACGCCGAGAAGCAGCGCCGCACCGAGTTCGTCGGCGTGCTCGGCCAGCTGCTGCCGCAGCTCTCGACCATGATCCAAGGCGATCCCAAGACCGCGCCGTTCTGCGGCGAGATCCTGAAATTCGCCACGGCTCCCTTCCGAGCCGGGCGATCGCTGGAGGGAGCGATCGACGAGCTGATCGAGCAGATGAAGATGAAGGCCGACCAGCCGCAGGGCGACGACCCGGTGACGGCCAAGGCCAAGGCCGACATGCAGCTGGAGCAGATGAAGCAGAAGACCATCGCCGACAAGAACGCGATGGATGCCAAGCTGAAGGCCTCGGAGCTGCTGCAGAAGGACAAGCACAAGGAGATGGAGCTGATGAACGAGCGCCAGATCGCGCTGGCGCAGCTGCAGGACAAGGCGCGCGACGGTCAGGCCAAGCTGCAGGTGCAGAACCAGAAGGCGATGGAAAACCGCGAGGCGCATCAGGCCCACATGCTGGAGAACCAGCAGAAGATGGATCTCGACCGCACCAAGGCGCAGATGGCGATGAACCTGAAGCAGCAGGACCACACCAACAAGGCCGCAGCGGCTCAGATGGCGGCAGCGCAGAAACGAACGAATGGGCTGATCCCATGATGTTTGGGCGCAACCAGCAGGCAGACGACGCGGCACTTGCCGCCTATGCCAGCGAGATTGCGCCGGTCGACCCGCGCAGCGTGCCGTTCGCGATGGGCGCGATTGCGGCGCAGGACCGCTACCAGCCGTTTCAGGGCAACCTCGCCACCGGCACAACGCCGTGGCATAAAATGGACATCGAGGAGCTGAACCGAGACGCGCCGCGCGACCCTACCGGCGGAGATCCTGCGACCACCAAGTGGTTGGGCCAACAGGCCGCCGACATGCTGATCCCGACCGAGCCGTGGGAATACGGTATGATGGCGATGGGACCAGCGGGTCGCATCGCGGGAAAGCTGGGCAAGATCGGCGCGCTGGCGGCGGGAGCCTATGGCTCCGGGGTCGACGACGCCGAGGCCGCCAAGTGGGTCAAGTACCCCTTCAACAACATTGGCGTCGGCGACACGCTCGCCAACCTCGCCAAGCAGAACAAGCACGTCTCGACCAAGGACATCATCGAGAGGACCATCCAGCCTCACGACATCCCAGTGGGATCGTGGCTGACGCCACTTATCGGCGACCGCTCGCGTTCCGGCGAGCTGGTTACGCACATTGGCGAGAAGGCGCTGCGCGACCCCGTGCAGATGCAGGGCGGCTACCAGTTCATGCCGGAGTGGAAAGACGCGGGCGTGGCGTGGGCGTCGGACCGCGCTCCGATCTCGACGATCGCGGGGCGCGTCAACAAGTTCCCCGGTCGCGAGGGCACCGAGGTGTTTGGCGTCTACAGCCCGATGTCGCCGCAGTCGATCGACGCCTCGCACCACGTCAGCGACGCGGTCTCGCAGATGATGCACAACGAGAAGGGCAACATCTCCAAGACCGCGATCGAGAAGTTCGACGACAAGGCAGGAAGCCTGCTGCCCAACTTCCCCGGCGTCGCGTCGGATAACCTGCAGGAATACCTGCGCGGCCAGACCATGACCAACCGCAACAAGTTCGTGAAGCTGATGAACTCCAGAGCCGCGCGCAACGAGGGTTTCCCCGACGTCGAGCAGGCGCGCCTCGCGTTGACGCACCCAGACCTGATCGACACGCCGAGCTACGCTGGCGGGCAGTCGATCGCCAGCCTGACCGGCACGACGTCACACGGCGCGCGCAGCTCTGGCGTCGCCCCGCACCACACCTACGCATCCAAGCTGCACGGCAACTACACGGGTGGGCTGCCGGGCGCGCTGCCACCGGAACTGCTGTGGCGCGACCTGCTGCCCAAGATAGCCGCGCGCGACCCGTCCGCCGCTGGTAAGATCTGGCTGACCGGCTTGAAGGGCGAACACTTCGGCCAGCGTGTTGACCCGCAGTGGCAGGATGCCGCCGCTGAATATTATCGCCGCAACCCCAGAGGAGACTAGCATGGCCCAATCGCCGCTCACCGTCACGCCGCCTTCCCCGACGCCGCCCACGAACATGCAGTTCACGGGCGCGACGCCGCCGAACCCGCCCAACTACACCAAGGCGACCTACGCCGACTGGATCGACAACACCACGTTCAACACCGCGCCGCCGCCCTATTTCGACGACGGCATTGCCAATGACGGCACGCTGTAC